CTTGGATCTTTCTGGCGGCCGCCCCCTGATTCATAACTGGTATTTAATTACATTTTAATTTTCATCAACAAAGTCGAGCCCAAAAATGAATGGCTGAGCCGAGTACGAATTTCCATTCCAAATTCGAGACTCTGTACGGACCTCGATTTCGCGCGAACTGAATGGCCCTGCGTAAAAGTCCTGGTTGAACTTGAATGACCCGAGCATATTCTCCTTGCAGTGCTGGTTGAACCGCTCCACAAAGGTGCGCTGGGGCACACACAAATCCTTGCCGAACCGAACCTTTTCCGAGCACAAGAGGTGCTGGAGCGAGTTTGTGACGGTCGCAATCTGGTTCTGGACTTGCTTGAAATAGGCCGGAAGCACGTTCCAGATATCCTTGTCCGCGTACTTGTGTGCATAGTCCAGGTAGGCCCGGAGGCACTTGCACAGAATGGCCGGCATCTCCAGCTCGAGCTTATCGTCCAAGTGTGGGTCGGCCACGTCCGGTGCAATTTGGCGCCCAAAGTTCACCGTGGCCAAACGACGCAGGATGGACCCCGAGTTATCCTTCCAGTTGGGAACCTCGTTCCCACCCAGGATACCAGGCGTCTTCCACTGGACGCTCACGGCCGTCTCGCACTTGCGGGCCACGGAGACGTCCTCACCAGACACAAGGGACTGGAACTCAGCCTGCTCGAGCTGCAAGTCACCCTTAATCTCGGGACTAATGAACATGAATCCCTTGTAAATACTTTGAAGTCCAAACTTCTTCTCGATATTGTTGGACAGGGTCGCCACGTCCTCACACTCGTAAAACTTGCGCGCCACCTTGGTAATCAAGGTCGACTTGCCCGACTGTGCGATACCCTTGAGGAAAGGGATGATTTGCCACCCGTCGAGCTCGTTGACATCATAACACAGACGGCCCATGAAGACGTAGAGCCACCGACACACGGACTCGTCAAACTTCTGATAATCCAGAACCTTTTGGAAGTTGGGCGTCGCGATATGGTACCAGTCATCAATCTCGTGGTGTGGATCAAAGGGCAAGTCGAAGTACTTGCACGACACGAGCTCTGGGTCCAGCTCGTGAAACTCCTTGGACGTGTACTCGTAGAATGTAAACTGCCGCGCACCCGTCTTGGGGTTCCTGTTCTCATCGATGGGCCGGGCATCAAGCAGACCATTCTCAAATGACCAGACGTGGCGGTCCTTCTTAATCTCCGAAAACTGAATATCCTTACAGTTTGACAAGTGCCGAATAACATCATTCGCCATACCGCCCCTATTTGTCAAGTTCATCCACATCTCGGCGTTATCCTCCTTCTGAGTCTCGTCATACACAAAGTCCTTGATCTCCTTGACGGGCTTCCAGGCTCGCGTGTTGCGAATCTCCTTGCAGCACTGATCACGGTACCGGCGGTACCCATTCTTGTACGCCTGCTTGAGCAGATAAATGAGCAAGTTCTGGTACGGACTGGTCGCCTCGCCAATATCAAAGTCTACATCGGGGTTCTCCACCAAAGGCTGATTGAACATCTTGTATTCAGCATCATTCTCAATAAACTTGTTCACGATCGTCTTGTAACACTCACGAAACCGCTTGATACGCCGCTCAAAACTCATCTTATCTCCATTAATATCCTCCGTCTCGGACTTGGTAATTTCCAAAAGCTCGGCACGGGCAAGCATGTAGCCACAAATATTGACTGTTATGCGCTTCTTCTCAAGCATACGCTCGAGATCCTCCTTATCAATATCGATAGGAATACCATACTCGTCCCGCTTGGGACTGGCCGGGAGCCACTTGTCCGCCAACTTGGAGTAAATCTCTTGGCGCCTGTCTGTATTTTGTAAATTTAGGAACAAATTTCGCTCACAATCATTCAGCTTGTTGTTCAAATCATCAGCAGTCCACGAGTTGATTTCCTTTTGGTAGACGCTTCCATCTGGAACAGGGGTCGCCTTCTTTTGTGTGGACGCCTTAGACATTGATGAAATAGCGCGAGACTTTTTTAAGTGGCCGATCCCTAGACCTTCAGACGTGATACAAGCCTTTGGCGGCGGACTTGTAGAACAAGTCCTTTTAAGCGCTGTCGACCACCGCAGGAGGCACTGGAACCATCTTGTTCAGAGTAGCCGCAATCTTGACCATGAGCTTATTGTGCATCTCCAAATTCAGAGCAATCTTCTCGGCAGCATCCTTGAGACCCACCAGGGCGGTCGCGATAGTCTCGCCATCCTCGGTGGCGAGCAGGCTCCCGAGAGCCTCGAACATATCAACACCATCCTCAAAATCCATCTCCTCATCCTCATCATCCTCCTCATCCTCCTCGGGCTCGGGCTGCTGAACAATCTTAGGCGGGGGTGCGCGTGGGCGAGACATGTGTACTATTCTTGAAGGAAAAAGGTCTCGAATATTTTCGCAGTGGATAGTAAATGCCTGGGGGCGCTCTTATGCAACTTGTCGCCTATGGCGCGCAGGACGTGTATCTGACGGGCGAGCCCAAAGTGACCTTTTTCCAGACGGCCTACAAGCGTCACACCAACTTCGCCATGGAAACCGTGCAGCAGACGGTGGCGGGTAATGTCGGCCCCGGTGGTCTGGCCTCTGTGACCCTGTCTCGCTCAGGCGACCTTGTCGGTGACATGTTTGTCATCCTTCAGCCAACTTCATCGAGCTCTTCCAATTTGACTTCGAACAATAACGTGGCTGATATGGCCTGGGTTGCTGAGCGTGCCTTTGCCTCCATCGAAGTCTTTATCGGTGGACAGTCCATCGATAAGCACTATCAGCTGTGGTTCCGCCTGTATGCCGAGGTCTTCCTGGACGATACCAAGAAGCAGAACTATGGCAAGCTGACTTCGTGCCCAACTGTGAACTATCCCTCTGGCACCCTCATCACGTCTCCGGGATATGTGTATCTGCCCCTTATGTTCTGGTTCAACAGGAACCCGGGCCTGTACTTGCCCCTGATCTCTCTCCAGTACCACGAGGTCCGTATCGATTTTACAATCAGCCCCCAGTACTCGAGCTATTTTGGCCTGAATCCATTCTCCGTGTACGCCAACTATGTGTACCTTGACACAGTCGAGCGCGAGTCCTTTGCAAAGAAACCGGCCGAGTATCTCATCGAGCAGGTCCAGCACGTGAACGCCGACCCAGTCGGTTCGACCAACGAGAACACTCCAAGTGTTATTCGCATGCAGTACAACCACCCAGTCAAGGAGCTCGTTTGGTGTTATCAGGTGCCTTCCTTTTCAACCAGTCCTAATTCTCTGTGGAATTTCTCGTCCAACGTGTCGAACGTGAACGTGACCGTGGACCCATCCAAGCTCGCCGGGTCTCTGGCACCCTTCTCTCCGGCCCACGTGGGGTCTCCGACTCTGTACGTTCCGTCTCCCTTTTCATCCAACCTGTTTATCAATCAGACCTTTAGCAACGTGGCTGGGCAGACAATGAATGTTCAGTCAAACGTTCTGTCGGGCAACGTTTTCTGGGTCGAGTCGGGTCTTCCCATTGCCTCGAGTAACCTCGCCTTCGGTCAGGAGGTGGGCCCCATGCATCAGGCGAAGATCATCCTGAACGGTACGGACCGATTCGTGCCCCAGTATGGAAAGTATTTCAACCAGTACCAGCCGTACCAGTACCACTCGGGCATTCCATACCCGGGAATCTACGTGTATTCTTTCGCACTCAAGCCCGAGGAGCTGCAGCCAAGTGGGACGTGCAATTTCAGCCGCATCGATATTGCCCAAATTGCCGTGAACCTGAAGACGGGTATGCCCGCCCTGAACCAACAGATGTTTGCGGTCAATTACAATATCCTTCGCGTTCAATCTGGTCTTGGTGGTCTTGCGTTCGCGAACTAAAGAAATACGTAATTATAATAGTAGGTTGATGCCTTTTGTATACTCTATAAAATGCAAAATAGAACCATTCCACGAATACATAGGTCAGACGGTTCAAGACGACTTTCAGGTCCGTCTGAACGGTCACATGGCCGATGTGAATAACGGACGCAAGAGACACTTGTACAACGCTATTCGTTTGTATGGATGGGACCAATTTACGATCGAAATTCTTTACAGTTTCCCAAAAGAGGGGAACTGGAAAGAGCGTCTAGACGAGCTTGAGATTCAGGAGATTTCACGCCGTGGGACCTTAGCTCCACACGGGTACAACAACGAGACGGGTGGAAACAGGAACAAGGTCCTTCACGAAGATACGAAGGAACTCATGAGTTCCGTGAGGTCAGGGGAGCGTCACTTTATGTTCGGGAAGCATCACACGGAAGAGGCTCGGGAGTTACTCAAGGATGCGAACGCCAAGGCGGTTCAGCAATGGTCCAAGGACGGTAAGGAACTTCTCAAGACGTTCGAGTCGGTCGAGGAGGCAGCACGCAAATCTGGGGCGGATGGAAGTCATATAACAAAGGTTTGCAAGGAGGAACGCAAAACGGCTGGAGGGTTTCATTGGAAATTTGTGAACCCAGGTGATGTTCAGACAAATCAACCTCTCAAGTTTACAAAAATTCAGCAGTGGTCTTTTGACGGGAAAACCCTTATAGCCGAGTATGATACTATACGAAAAGCAAGTGAAGCCTCCAAAGCTGAAGTGAGGGTTATAAGTCGTTGCTGTAAAGGCAAGGGGCGATCTGCGGGTGGATTCAAATGGAAAATCATCTGAATTTTTTTCTTGGGTACTAGTACCAAGCGAAATCATGGCAGGTGGTTTGATGCAACTCGTTGCTTACGGCGCGCAGGATGTGTACCTGACGGGCCAGCCCAAGGTGACTTTCTTCCAGGCCGTGTACAAGCGCCACACCAACTTTGCGATGGAGAACATCCAGCAGACGGTGAACGGCACCCCCACCAACGGTGGCCGCGTGTCCGTGACCATCGCCCGCAACGGCGACCTGGTCGGTGACATGTACATCCGCCTGACGCCCACCCAGACGGCCTACTCTAACCTGACGTCCACCAACACCGGCATCGACACCAACTGGGTGGCCGAGCGTGCGATCGCCGATATTGAGCTGACCATCGGTGGCCAGCGCATTGACAAGCACTACCAGACCTGGTGGCGCCTGTACGCCGAGCTGTTCCTCTCCGAGAGCGAGAAGATCAACTACGGCAAGATGACCTCTAGCCCCGTGGTGTTCCCCGACTCCACCAACGTGAACAGCGTGTACCTGCCCCTGCTGTTCTTCTTCAACCGCAACCCCGGCCTGTACCTGCCCCTGATTGCCCTGCAGTACCACGAGGTCCGCCTGGACTTCGACCTGACCAGCTACTTCAGCAACTACTTCGGCAGCAGCGGCCAGGTGTTCGAGGTGTGGGCCAACTACGTGTACCTGGACACCGAGGAGCGCCGCCGCTTCGCCCAGAAGGGTCACGAGTACCTGATTGAGCAGGTGCAGCACACCGGCGGTGATGCCATCACCCTGGCGACCACCCCCTCCTCCACCGGCTCCCCAACTGCCCAGACCATCCGTCTGTCTTTCAACCACCCAGTGAAGGAGCTGATCTGGTGCTACATCAACACCAGCGCCACGGCCTACAACTCCCTGTGGAACTTCTCCACCAGCGCGTCCAACGTGAACGTGACCTGCGCGCCCCTGCCAGTGTACGCCACCGGCGCCCTGCCCCACACCGTGGGCGCTCCCCGCCTGTACTCCAACATCTTCGCCACCGCTGGTGCTCAGCTGAGCTCTAACCTGTCGTCCGGTATCTTCTGGGTTGAGGAGGGCTCCTCCAACACCCTGTCTTCCAGCGGCACGCTCACCAGCGCCGTGGAGGTCGGCCCTCTGTACAACTTCAAGCTGGTGCTGAACGGTCAGGACCGCTTCAAGGAGCAGACCGGCAAGTACTTTAACCAGTACCAGCCATACCAGTACCACAGCGGTGTGCCATACCCAGGTGTGTACTGCTACAGCTTCGCGCTGCAGCCCGAGGAGCACCAGCCAACCGGCACTTGCAACTTCTCTCGCATTGATAACGCCCAGGTGGCGATCAACATCAAGGGCGCTGCCACCACCCCTCTGCAGAAGATGTTCGCGGTGAACTACAACATCCTGCGCATCCAGTCTGGCATGGGCGGCCTGGCCTTCTCCAACTAGACGGACGGACAAAACACCTCGTGTTTTGGACTCAAAAAACCCAAAAAAAAAAGCGGGCCTCGGCCCCAAGAGTGTAACAACACTCCTGGAGTCGAAACTAAAAATTAGTTATATTTAATGAGTGCACCCGCCCCGGGGCTCGTGATGACAAGTGTCAACTTGACACCCTCTCTTACAAATTTTGTAGACTGTCTTGGAGCCGGGGCTCAAATGTCG